AGAATTAGCGGATTCCGCTGATAAGGACTTTGCAGGAACCGTTACGGTAGATAATATTGTTGTAGATACGGACTTACAGTTTGCAACAGGTGCTACTGTAACGACTATCCTGGATGAAGACAACATGGGAAGTAATAGTGCTACGGCGCTATCCACCCAACAAGCTATTAAGGCATACGTAGATACTCAAGCAGTTACAGTGGTAGTTAATGATACTACTCCGCAGCTTGGTGGCAACCTTGATGTTAATGGCAATGCTATTACCGGAAGCACAGTAGCTATCAACGGCTCAACTGGTGAGTTTATGATTACTGCTACTGAGAACGGTCCAGTAGCACTGCGTTATGACAACAATTTAAAGCTAACAACAAAGTCTGATGGTGTAGACATTACGGGTGAATTGCAAGCTGATAGTTTAGACATTGATGGTAATGGTGACATTACTGGAAATCTAACAATATCTGGCAACCTCTCTGTTGACGCTGGCACAATCAAACTAGATGGGAATTATCCTACTGGCACAGGCAACGTAGCGTTGGGTGATACTGCGCTTTCTAGTGGCAGCTTGTCAGGCGGTAACAATACGGCAATAGGCGACCAAGCCCTTTACAGCAATACTTCTGGCGCACAAATAACTGGCGTTGGTGCTTTGTCTTTAGCCAATAACTCTACTGGCATTGACAATACTGGCTTGGGTTACGCTAGTTTAGTGGCAAACACAACAGGGAATTATAATACAGCAGTGGGACGTACCGCACTTAGTACCAACACTACCGCCAGTAAAAACACGGCATTAGGAGTAGATGCCTTACGTTCCAACACCACCGCCAGCTACAACACGGCAGTGGGGTATCAGACTGGGTATAGTAATACTACTGGAACAAATAATTTGTTTGTTGGCTATACAGCAGGTTATTCTAATACAGGCGGTGCAAATACTGCGCTTGGTGCAATTTCTTTAGTAAGTAATTCTACAGGAAACTGGAACACAGCCGTAGGTGAAGGCTCACTGCAAGCTAACACTACAGCGTCATTAAATACCGCTGTTGGATATAGGTCACAAAATTCTAACACCACTGGTGGAAACAATACTTCTCTTGGCAGTCAAGCTTTATACTCCAACACCACCGCAAGCAACAACACCGCAGTGGGTTATCAGGCGGGGTATACAAATACAACTGGTGCAGAATTAGTAGCAATTGGCAGACAAGCGGCATACTCCTTAACAACAGGCAGTGAGAATACTGCTTTAGGTTCTATTGCTTTGTATTCGACAACTACGGGCAATTCTAACGTAGCCGTTGGTCGTCAAGCCCTCTACTCCAACACCACCGCAAACTACAACACCGCTGTGGGCTATCAGGCTGCATATACCAACACTGCGGCAAATGGTTTGACCGCTGTTGGTTATAGGGCGGGTTATGCGTATGCCGTCCCTGCACTGACAGAAAACTTTCTGTCTACATTTGTTGGTTATCAAGCGGGTTCTTCCGTTACCACGGGTATTGATAATTCGTTTTTTGGAGGATTTTCAGGAACCGGCAACACCACAGGAAATTTTAACACCTCTTTGGGGGCTAGCACTTTTAGGAATAACTCCTCGGGAGCAGCCAATACTGCCGTAGGCAATTCTGCACTTGCTTCCAACACCACCGCAAGCTACAACACTGCTATGGGTTATCAGGCTCTGTATTCACAAACAGCAGCAGCACAAAGCACCGCTGTTGGCGCACTTGCTTTAGATTCCGTTACAGTTGGTAATGAAAACACCGCTGTTGGGTATCAAGCCGGAAATACTTTAACAACAGGAGCAGCAAACGCTCTTTTTGGAAGATTAGCTGGGCGTGATACTACTGGAAGTTACAACACCTTTCTTGGTCACAACTCTGGTTATCTTATGACAACTGGTTCACAGAATACTATTGTTGGACGCTTTAACGGCAATGAAAACGGCCTAGACATCCGCACATCCAGCAACAACATCGTGCTGTCGGATGGCAATGGTAATCCTAGGATGTGGTGTGATGCTAATGGTCGTTTTGCCATTGGTGATGATAATAATGGCGGCGCACGATTAAAGTTAAGAGATACTTTAACTCCACTAGTTACTTTTAATAGTGCTGGAACTAGCGGGTTTTTTAGTCAAGTTCGCTTTAGAAATAACAGCGACACTAGTGATGTTGGTTCCATAGTGCGTGTAAATGATGCCTCTATTCAATACAACACGACTTCAGATGCACGGTTGAAAGAAAATATTGCAGACATAACGGATGCCGTTACTCGCCTTAAACTTCTAAAACCAAAACGGTATAGTTGGATTAACGAGAACCGTGATACTGCTGACCAAGACGGTTTTCTTGCTCATGAGGCGCAAAGTGTTGTGCCAATGGCAACATCTGGCACACAAGACGAAGTAGATGCAGAAGGCAACCCTGTTTATATGCAGATGGATTATAGCAAACTTGTGCCACTGCTAACAGCAGCGTTGCAGGAAGCACTAACCAAGATTGACCAATTAGAAACACGCATTGTAGCACTGGAGACAAACTAATGGACGAACTAACAGCAGAACAAATCGCACAACACTACACAGCGATGGGTCACAGCGTTGACCTCATCAATGCTATCATTGCTGGCGAGGCTATGGCAGACGATGATGCCGCAGATAAACAGGACTGTGTAAACAGGAATGTTGAGCATCTTGAGATTATGGTTGCTAAGGACTTTTGGACTACAGAGGATATGACTGCGGCTAATGCGGCTATTACTGCTGGTCAAGCATACTCAGCATAACCATGAAACTAGAACAGTCTCAAGAAATCACCCCTGAACTGCGTGTTCAATTAGAATTAAACGCTCACGAAAAAGAATGTGCAGTACGTTATGAGATGGTTCACGGTAAACTTGAGTCATTAGACAAACGTATGTGGCGTTTAGAAGCAATGATAATGGGTTCAACCATAGTAATGGTTGGACTAGCAGCTTCATTACTAATGAAGTTATGATACACGCCTTTTTATTAATGGCGTACTTGGGAACTGGCGATAGTAGAACACTTATCAGTAACGATATGTACTTTTACTCTATTGATAGGTGTAACTACTTCGCCTCCCAACTAGCTAAACGATATGGTAACTATGTCAGTAGTCAGTTTACCGACCCTAAAGACAGAGTTACGGTATACTGTATTCCTAAACGGGTTAATCCCAGGAGTGTAGAAGTGTACTAATGATAGCAGAAACACTAGCAGGAATTGCGCTTGTTAAAAGTGCCGTAGATGGCATTAAAAGCGCGATCAATACCGCAAACGATATTAGTGATATTGCAGGACACATTGATAACCTCTTTGCTGGTGAAAAACAAGTACAACAAACTAGAAACAGGAAGGCATCTTCTGCAGGGCTAGGTGATCAATTCGGAGTTGATAACGTAGCTAGAGAAGTAATAGATGCTCGTATTGCTCAAGAGAAAATGCAGGAAATAGCTACTATGATAGATATGCGGTTTGGTCCTGGTACCTGGAAAGGTATTGTGGATGAACGAGCAAGACGTATTCAAGAAGCTAAAGAGGCTGCAGCAAAAGCGCGTAGAGAAGCGCTACAAAGACAATCTGAAATGTTTGAAGCCATACAACAGGTAGCTCTAATAGGAACAGTTATTATTGCTACAATAGGATTATTTATTTTCTTATTTACGGTGGTACTCTAAATGACAGTAGAAACTTTTCTTAAGTGGAAAATACTTCCACGTCTTATGATGCTTGCATCAACAATAATGTCTTGGCGTTGTGCTGAGTGGTTCATGCTATTAGATAATCCAACTGGTGCTCAATCAGCTTTCGTATCTGTAGTTATGGGAGTTATGACAGGTGTCTTTGGAATTTGGATGGGACACGAACATAAGAGTTAATTATGTTTGAAGCACTAGTATTGGCGTGTCTTATCTCAAACCCTAGCGAATGTTATGAGTTTGTAGATACAAGAGGACCGTATATGACTCGCAGTAGTTGTATTAAAAGAACAGAAGAAATGAGAGACTCAATCTTAACTATGCCTGATTTTAATCCACAGGCATTTAAATGTAGGCTATCAGAAGGAGGCACTGGTATATGATACAAGCTTTAATTGGTCCAGTAACAGGACTACTAGATAAGTTTATTCCTGATGCAGATGAGAAGGCTAGGATTGCTCATGAGCTAGCTACTATGGGTGAGCGACATGCTCAAGAGTTAGCTAAAGGACAACTAGAAATAAACAAAGCAGAAGCGGCTAGCCGTAATATGTTTGTAGCGGGTTGGAGACCTTTTATCGGGTGGACATGTGGCATTGCACTATTCTGGCACTTTGTAGGATTACCTATAACCCTATTCTTTGTTAGTTGGTTTGCTGTAGAAATTCCTACTTTGCCTGAATTTGAAATGGAAACACTTATGACAGTACTTATGGGTATGCTTGGTCTTGGTGGACTTAGAACATTTGAAAAGGTTAAGGGGAAAGCTAAATGATGAAACGACCAGGTCCACTAGCAAAGAAAAAGAAAAGCACTGTTAATAGTGCAGGTAATTATACTAAGCCAGCATTACGTAAGAGTATCTATGAACGAATTCTTGCAGGTAGTAAAGGCGGCAAGCCTGGACAAAACAGTGCTAGGAAAATGCAAATGGTGGCAAGAGAATATAAGGCTAAGGGTGGAGGCTATAAAACATGAGGTCTCCAAAAAGAAAACCTAAAAGAAAAGGACCACTCTCAGAAGAAGCCATTTCAATGATTAAATGGACTGGTCAAGATTGGGGTACTAAAAGCGGTAAGAATTCTATTGTAGGGAAAGATGCTACAGGGGAGAGGTACTTACCTAAAGCTAAACTTGCTAGTCTTACTGATAAAGAATATGCTGCAACAACTAAAAAGAAACGTAAGGGTATTAAACAAGGTAAGCAGTATGTTAAGAATACCAAAGCAGCTACAGTGAGGACAACATGAATATAGAGCAGCTTAGAGAGGAACTTAAAATCGATGAAGGATGTAAGTATGAAATCTACTTGGATCACCTTAACCTCCCTACTTTTGGTATTGGTCATCTTATTCTCGATAGCGATCCTGAGTATGGACAGGCACCTGGCACACCTGTCTCAGCAGATAGAGTTAATGAGTGTTTCGCTAGCGACACCCGAATTGTGCTCGAAGATTGCAAAAAACTATACTCAAACTTTGAGCTTTTGCCCGAAGAAGTCCAATTAATTATTGCTAATATGATGTTTAATATGGGTTATCCTCGGCTAAGTAAGTTTAAAGGAATGAAGACAGCTGTAGACGCTGGTGATTGGCATCGAGCAGCAGTAGAAATGGTTGATAGTAGATGGTATCAGCAAGTAACTAACAGAGCAGAAAGACTTGTCGCCCGTATGCGTAGTGTAAAAAACGCCCTATAAGGGGAAAAACGTTCACTATAAATATAGGATGATATCACATGAGAAACACAGAGTATGTAGGCCCATCAATGCCTATTTCAGAAGAAATTGATCGCATGAAGTACCGACTAGAAGGTGAAACCTTCGATGGGAAAGTAAAACGAATAGCAAAGGCACTCAGCGATGGCATTGAGCATCAATATAAACTAGAAGATATTCTTGGTAACATGAGGTTCCTTCCAGCGGGTCGCGTACAAAATGCAATGGGTAGTCCTCGGATTACTACTGCTTATAATTGTTTTGTTAGTGGTATTATCGATGACTCGATGGATAGCATTATGCTACGAGCTACACAGGCAGCAGAAACTATGCGCCGTGGCGGCGGTATCGGGTATGACTTTAGTCGTATTAGACCTCGTGGTGATCTTATTAAATCGCTTGAGTCACAATCAAGTGGTCCTGTTTCTTTCATGGGTATCTATGACGCTATCTGTCAAACAATTGCTAGTAGTGGACACCGCAGAGGCGCACAGATGGGCGTTCTTCGGGTGGATCATCCTGACATCTACGACTTTATTCGTGCTAAAAGAAATAGCGATAAGCTAACAGGCTTTAATATTTCTGTAGGTATCACAGATAAGTTTATGGTGTGTCTAGAAGAAGGTAGTTTATTCCCATTAGAGTTTGAAGGTCGAGTCTATAACATGATTGACCCTGTAGAGCTATGGGAGGAGATTATGCAGTCTACTTGGGATTGGGCAGAGCCTGGAGTATTGTTCCTAGACCGTATTAATGAAATGAACAATCTTTATTATTGCGAAAAGATTGAAGCAACTAATCCTTGTGGTGAACAACCACTACCACCGTTTGGTGCTTGTCTACTTGGTTCATTTAATCTTACTAAGTATGTAAATGAAATAAACGGATTTGATTATCCTCAGTTTGAAGCTGATATTCACGAAGTAGTTCGTGCAATGGATAACGTTATTGATCGTACTATTTACCCACTTAAGGAACAA